CCCCTGCCAGCCGCACTCGGTCGCCGGCAGTCGCCGGGGACGCGACGATGCACGGCACCTCTGGCCGCAGTTCGCACGAATCATCGCGGAGGCACGACCCGCGTGGGTCGTCGTTGAGAATGTCCATGGCCTGCGAACTACAGCGGCTGACGAAGTGCTCGCTGACCTGGAATCGCTTGGCTACGCCTGCTGGCCGCTCGTGGTGGGTGCTGTCCATGCCGGAGCGCCGCACAGAAGGCAACGAGTGTGGATTGTTGCCAACGCCGACAGCCGGCGATTCTCGAGCGGCACGAAACAAGACCGCCGGCAGATCACCGGACAGCCAGCACCACGACGGGATCACCCTGACCGATGCGTTGTGGATGGGGATGCTGCCAACGCCGACGCAGCGCGACTGGAAGTCAGAAGAGGCATCGGACGAGACGCTGAACCGCAACGCGCGACCGCTGAACGAGGTCGTTACCAGCCAGACTGGCGAGGCTGGACTGATGCGCCTCAACCCGCTGTTCGTCGCCTGGATGATGGGTTACCCGCCTGGGTGGCTGGATGTCGAGTGCCGGCCCTTAAGGCGCTCGGCAACGCCATAGTGCCGCAGGTTGCGTTGGAGATATTCCGCGCCATTCAGGCGAGTGCGCGCGACGCTCTGTTACGAAGGTGAGGCCGATAAGATGAACGACGAGAAGAAAGAACCGACTGCCTATCAGTCAACGCCGCATAGCGATTTGATTTCTGAACTCATGGACAGCCGGGTGCCGAAGAACGAGCGCGAGTGGGCGGCGGCGCGCGAGATTGATGAGTTGCGCGCGGAAAACAAGATTCTCGCCAGCCTGCTGGAGTGCTGGCTGGATCCCACGTTGCAAGGAGACAACCGCTGGGCCATCTCTGCCGAAACGCTGGAGCAGCTTGTCGCCGCGACAAAAGGCGCGCTTGAAGCAAGGCGGCGTTAGACACCCCAGGATTTGTTAGGCCGCGCGACAGCGATCCCGCCTCATCATGGCGCGGCAGGCTGGACGCAGTAGGGTTTACCAGTAGTTCTAACGACGAAACGCGCTAAAGCGCATGATTAGTAACGGCGTGTTTGCACTGCCAGAGTCTAACGGTTGCCTGAACTGAGCCGCGCGAAACAGCGGAAAAGCGCGCGGATTCAGTCCGCGTTAGACGCGCCGGGATAGGCGAGATAGCCGCCGAGCAAGCCGCCGCCGACCGTCAGCGGCAGTAGCCAGGAGGCGAGCAGATCGGCCTCGTCGCGGCGCAGGGGGTCAAAGGCAGCGAAGCGGGAGCGGAACGCGGACGGATCATTCGATACGAAGTGCCGCCGAGCCGGCATGTCCGGCACCCCGGCGCGAAGCAGCCATTCGGAAGTCGGTCCCTGCTCACGTAGGATCGAGTCATTCCCTGTCGCGCGCAGCTTGGCCAGCAAGTCGGCGTCGTCGCCAGCGCCGAGCAGATCATAGGGATTGCCAATGCCGGCATCTAGCGCCCTGCCGGCCCGCACCATCAGCGGATAGGCCGTCGCCCCCTCGCTGAGGCCGGAATAGAAGCTCGTCTCAGGAAGGAAGTCCGTGGCATAGCCGCCGGGGCCTTCTGCTCCAGTAGCAGACGCGCGAATCTCGGTAATGTCCGGCGATGGAGAGCCATGACCCCATCCGCCCTCAAACCCGCCCGCCTTTGCCCGCTCCGCCGCCGTGTTCGCCGGCCCCAGGCCGAGCCCGCCCTGCTCGACTGGCAGCGCGGCGTTCTCCCTGGCATTGCGCCACTGCGCTAGGCGCTCTGGCGGCGCCCAGGATGGCAGCTCGTCGGGGATGCTCATGGCGCGCTGGTCAGGGGCCTTTAGTCCGGCAGCATCGAGATACCACGAACCGGCCCGCGCATCCTTGGTGCCAACGTCGTCAGCCTTTAGCCCCGGCAGGTCTGACTTCTTGACGCGCAGAACAGTCAACTCTGGCGGGTTGTCCATGGCCTGCTCAAGATGCTCCTCGATCCGATCGCGCCAGAACCCGAGCCCGTCCTTGTCGGTGAAGAACACTTTCCCCTTGCTGTAGTTCTCATAGAACCCGCCCTTGACGGTCTTGGCCGCCTTCGGGTCAAAGCCCTTCTCGAGAATGCGCTTGGCCTTCGGTGCCGTGGTGACGTGGTAAACGTACTCGTCGGGATCGGCCCGGTAGGTGACTTCGCCGGCATACCGCTCGATCTTCGGTGCGCTCATCGCCGGCCCGTCGCCGTAGCGCACGATCAGATCGTCGAGCCCGCCGGCAAAGCCCTCCTGCTTGAGCATGGTGTCCATCTGCTCAAGCGGGTACAGCAGGCCGCGCATCTCTGGCGTCAGGTCGCGGCGGGCCTGCACTAGACGGGCTTCGGCCTCGCCGGCTAGGCGCTGATACATGTGATGGGGGGCATACTCAGCGATGGTTGCCAGGTCCTCTAAGCGCCTTGCTTCTTTCTCAAGGGCCAGGCCCTGCCCTCTCGCTCCTTCTACACCCTTTAGTTCTTCGTCAAATTTCTCCCATGCTTTTTGCCGTAGCGCATAAGCCTGATTCTTCAGAAGCGGCCCCACTGATTCAGGACTCCCGCCGGCCGCGAACCCCTCGATACCCTGTATCGCGTGCTGCGTTTCGTGCAAGCCGATTCCGCGCGGTCCTGCCTCAGTTCCAAGCGGGCCGGCGTTCAGATTGATTTCCATCTCGCCGAGCGCCGGGTTGCTGTATTTCACGCCAGTGGGCCGAAACGCCTTGTAAGATCCTCCCCCGGTGTTTCTGGTTCCGACGTAGATTGTCCCAATCTCCGGGTAGGCATCCGTCACCCGCTTATGGGAAATGACTTCTGCATATCGCGGTTGATCGCCAACAAGCCGCGCCGGTGGCAGGCTTTCTAGTCTGTCAACGTCGACAATGCCGAGCCCCTTGTCATTGATCTCGAACCGCCACTTCTGGTCCCAGGGCGCGCGGAACCAGCCCGTCTCCTGCCACACCTCGCGCATCGGCTTGCCAGCCTGCTCAAGCTCGAACGCCTTGGCGAGCTTGTCCGTGTCCGCCGTCTTGGCCCCCATGCCGCCGAAGGTGCCGAGCAGGAACGGCAGGGCTTTGGCATAGGCGCCCATCTCGGCCGGCGACACGCCCGGCATCGCGATCTGCCCGCCAATGTCGCCGATCAGCTCGCCAGTGGTCCCGCGCCGCGGCGCCGCGAGCCCGTGCTTAGCCGCTAGATCAATGATCCAGTCGGACGAGCCGGCATACTTCGTGTCGGGGTCCGTCAGTCCCGCCGCGTTGGTGAACAGCAGCCCCAGGTCGGTGGGCGTGCCAGCCAGCCGGTACGGCAGATAGGACGCGCCGCGCACCAGATCGGCCAGCCACTCCGGGACGCGCGGGCCGGACTCGACGGGCGCCCAGTGCGTCATCTCGCGGGCAAGCTTTTCGCGCGTCGTCTCGGCCATGTGCTAGGCTCCTGGAATGCGTGCGTTCCTGATCGCGCTGCTCGCCCCGGCGGTGGCGGCAGCGGCCCTCTACGTCCTGCAGGTCGTGATAGCCGTCCTGATCGGGCGGCTAGAACAGCGGTAGGCCATAATCCGGCGGGCGGGTCGCTTCCTCGACGCCCATCTGCCGCCCGAGCCGCTGCGTGAGCGCCGGGACCACATTGAGCAGGCCTTCCGTAACCGGCCCGGTCATGCCGGTCAGTGACATCGGCAGGCCTAGCAGGCCCGGCGACGTGACTGCGGCCGAGCCCAGCCGGCTCAAGTACGCATTGCCCATCAGATCGCCGATCTTGGCGGCGATGTAGGACCGCGGGCCGCCCTGCAGCATGGCCTGCCCGGCCATCCCGGTCGGCGTGCCGGAGTTCGGCACCTGCTGCCCGAAGTAGTGCCCCAGGCGGGCCGCCTCGTCCAAGTCCCGGTCACCGCGCACCCGCCCTCCCTGCAGCTTCTTGAGCTTGTTGTACAGGGTCGGCGTGGACAAATCGCCCTGCCGCACGACGCCCGGCGCTTCCAACTCCTTCAGGGCCCGCCACTGCGAGCGCGCCGCCTGCAGTTCCGGCAGGTCGCCCGACGACCGCTCGAACGCATCGTCGAGCAGCTCGCGCATGCGGTAGGCCGCCACGCTCACGTCCGACTTGCCGGCCCGGTACGCATCGCGCGCCTTGGTCGCCAAGTCGCTCGCCTGCTTCAGGTACTCGTCCACGTCCATGGTCACGGACTTGCCCATCCGGTCCAGGAACTTGTCCACCATGCGGTTGATCTCGTCGCCGTTCGTGCTGGCAATCGTCGTTTTCACGTCCGCCGCGAGATTGGCCAGCCCGGTCAACACGTCCTGATCCAGCGCCACCGTCGTCGTCCCGGCCGCCCGGCGCATCTCGGCGCCGATGCGCTGGTGCGCCTCGTCCAAGATGTCATCGGAGAGCTTCTCGATGCGCGGCCCGGCGCCGATGGCGTCGAGCGCCACCCGGTTCGCCTTGTCCTGATTGCCCTGCCGCAGCTCGTCGAAGGCCCGGCCGATGTACGGGTTCCGCTCCCAGCCCGCCTCGATCTTGCGCAGGTTGCGCGCGTCCATCCGCTCGGCCGGCGTGGTCGCCCAGCCAAAGCGGTCGGCCTCGGCCACTAGCCGGCGATGCTCCGGGCCCGCCCGGTCCAGCACGCGCGTCTGCGGGTGGCCCGCGAGCCCGCGCCCGACGACATCGCCCGCGGCGCTCCCTGCGGCCGAGAGCGCCCCTATCTTGGCCGCGTCGCCCAAGCCCATGTCACCACCCGACCCGAGCCATTCGTAGCCCGTACCGGCCGCTGCGGCCCCCAGGGCGCGGCCTACGAGCGTCTTGCCGGCACCGCCGGGGATCGCCATGCCGGGGACCATGTTGCCAACCATGGTGGCAAGCGGATGCTCGGCCTCCACCGGCGCCATCGCTGCCGCCCGCTCGGCGTCCGCCGCCCGGCTCCCGGCCACCATGGCCTCGTCGCCCAGCACCTTACCGGCGAGCCGCTGCGCGCCCGTCCACAGCCGCTCAAGCTCGGCGCCAGCCGCCACCGCGCCCGCCTCCAGCGAACCCATGCCCTGCGCCGCCTGCGACTGATAGTCCACCGGACTCATCAGTTGAGCCAGCAGTTGCCGGGCCTGCAGTTCCTTGGCCCAATCCCCGTCAGCCATGGCCTGTGCGGCCGTGCGCCGCAGGCGCAGCTCGAGCGCGGCGTTGGTCAGCGATTGCAGGTTCTGCACGTCAGCGCCCTCCCGTCATGCCGCGCAACCGCAGCAGTTCCTGCCACTGATCGTCCGCCATGCCGGCGGGTTTCTGTGGCACCGTCACCGGGATGCTCGGCGCGGCCGGCGCGGCCTCGAAGTCCGGCAGCGGCGCGGCCTCGTCGAACGGCTCGAACTCGTCGTCCACCCACTGCGGCAGATCCTCGATCTTGCCGCCGCCGCGCAGCTTGGCGTCGAGCTTGCGCATCCGGCGCAGCCGCTCCTTCGCCCGGCCGTTCAGGTACTCCAGCACCGCGAGGTTCTGCTCGGGCGTCTTGTAGGCGCCCGCGTATAGCTGCCCCATCAGTTCCAGCTCCTTGATGGTGACCGGCGCAAGATTGACGATCTGCAGGTTCTGCAGCACCTGCTCGGTCGCCTTGAACTGCAGGTCGGCGATCTCTGGCGACCAGTACTCGGTGATACGGCCCTTGATCGGCCCGGTGTCCTGATACTTGCCGCCCTTGATGTCGGCGATGAGCTGGTCCGTCTGCTTGATGAGTGACGGCATGACGGTCGCCGCCTTGTTGATCTCGGCGCGCAGCTCGGCCGTCTGCTTGCCCAGGCCCTCGGCTGTCGAGGCAGTACGCTTCTCCTCCTCGATCACGCCGCGGCGGTAGTCCAGTTCCTGCGGCGCCATCGGCCGGATGCTGGTCGTCCCGTCCGGGTTCGTCACCTGCACCATCGGCACGTTGCCCATCATCATGCCGCGCTCGCCATAGCCGGCGTTGCCGGCGAACGAGTACCGCATGGCCTGATCGTGCGGCACACCCTGCTGGCGCAGGTATTCGTACTCCGCAATGTTCGCCGAGCGCGGATTCTGCTGCGCCTTGAGCTGCTGCTGCCGGTACTGCTCAAGCGAACGGTTCTGCCGCTGCGCCTCATAGGCCGCCGTGCCGCCTAGCAGTCCGCGGCCGATGTCGCCCGTCGCGCCACCGCTCTGCGACAGCACCGCGGCGCCCATCAGGAACATCGGATCTTGCATCAGGCGCGCAAGCGTGCTCTCGCCCATCAGGTCACTCTGCGGCATGTCCGCCTCCTTCATCGTGTCAGGCAGCGCCTGCGACAGCAGGCCCGAAGAAATGTCCGCCCGGCCCGCGCGCGCTACCTGCAGCGGCTTGCCGCCCGCCTTGATCCCGTACAGGTTGCCGCCCGGCGCGCTGCGGCCCCAGCCGGTTTCCAGGGCGCTCTGCCGCGCCCCCAGGTCCACCAGCACGGGTGGCGCCCCGGACTTTGCCAAGTCCGCCTTGCGCGCATCGAAGAACGCCACCTGCTCGGGCGTGCGCGGCGTCATCCGCTTGAGCTTGATGGCGTAGTCCGGGTCCGTCGCGTAGCCGGCCCGCGCCACGGCCTCCGCTGCCTCGTCCGCACTCGTCGCCGCCAGCACATCGGCATAGAGCGGCGACTGCATGAGCCGCCACCAGTCCAGGCTCGACTGGAACGGGTCCGTGTACTCGCGAAAGTCGGCCTCGATTGTCGTCCAGCCCGCCGGGGTGTACTCGCGCGTGCTGCTGCGCATGGCCTATCTCCCGAGCAGCCGCTGGCCCATGTTGACGGCCTGCTTGCCGTAGTATTTCGCCGCAGCATCCTGGCTCATCGGGCCGTTCAGGAACACGCTCACGTCGCTGTTCGGCAGCGCGTTCCAGGGCACGCCCAACGTCGTCGCCGCCGCATAGGCCTGTTCCGGCGTCAGCCGTGCCGCCTGCCCGCGCGCCGCGCCCGGCATGGCGTTCCACGCCTGCTGGAACTGCCCGAACGCCGGGTTGTTGGCGATGTTGCCCTGCTGCTCCAGGACGTTCCTGTACTTGCCATAGAGATCGAGTTGCGTGTTGGCAAGCTCCAGGCCCTTGCCCATGAACGGCGCATAGTCGCCTGCCATGGCGCTCCAGAACTTGCCCATCTGGCCCGGCTGGTTGCGCATCCCGGCCGGGATCTCGCCGGGGTTCTGCATGTAGTACTGCTGTTGCGCTTGCGCGCGGGCCGCCATGTATTGACGCTCCTGCTCTTTCGAGAGTCCTTGCGGGCGGTTGAAATTGCCCTCCTGCAGAAACCAGGGCTTGGCCGCCTCGGCCGCTGCCCGCGCCTGATCGTTGGCGCGGTTGTCCGTCACCATGCGCTGATACATCGTGCCTTTTTTCAGGGCCTCCGGTATCTGCCCGGCCTGCAGTGCCTTGACCATCTCCTGCTGCTGCGCCGGCATGGCGCTCACATCCTTGCCGGCATACCGCTTCACCATGGTGTCGAGAAACCGCTGGTCATAGCGATCCAGTTGCGACGGCGCCGCGGGCGGCTGCGGCTGCGGCTGCGTCGGCGGCAACAGCCCGCCCGCCTGCCCGCCGAGCTGCTGCTGATACGCCTGCAGGCCCATCGCGCCGAACGGGTTGGTGGCCTGCATCTGCTGCATACCCGGCAACTGCGGCTGCGGCAACGTGAACGGCGGCGCGGGCGGTTGTGCGCCCTGCGGCGCTGACTGCTGCCCGAACGGCCACCCGTAGTTAGTGGGCATGAACGGGAACCCGGACATCTGTCCCGGCATGAACCCACCCATCTGCAGGTTGCCGCTGTAAGGCATCGGCTGCGCCGGCCCGCCCGCCGTCTGCGCCTGCGGCAGGTACTGCGCGAGGTTGGTGCCGAAGCGCGCCGGCTGCGGTCCTGCCGCGGCGGGTGTCTGCTGCGGCGGCTGGGCGCCAGTAAGCCCGGCCTGCTGCAGCCACAACCACTGCTGCAGATCGAACCCGACATTGCTAGCGCCGCTGGCCGCGTAGTTCGACATGTTGTTCTGTTCCGTGCGCCACGGACTCGACAGCGGACTATAGTCAGCACTTCCAGTGATGTTCATGCGCGCCCCCTTACCAATTTGTCCACTGCGACCACAACGATTGGGCCGGCGGCCCAAACTGCCCGGCGCCCATGACCTCCGGCGTGAACAGCCCGGCCGGCGCCCCGTACTGCGAACTTGGCTGCTGCCCGAACACGTTCTTGTAGATCGAGTTGCCGAGCATGGCGCCGCCCATGATGTCGTTTGCCATGTTGCTCGGCTGCGCTGCCGATGCCTGCTGATTCTGCGTCTGCGTGGTGTTGACCGGCACGCCGCTAAGTACCGAGTTCATTTGCTGCACCGGCATCCACTGGTTGCCGTAGTTCGTCATGGCCCGCTGCTCGGCATCCAGGTACGCCGCCCGCGCCGCCTGCTGCTCATAGTCAAAGCGCGCCTTCTCGGCGTCGATCTGCTGCTGCCGGTAGGCGTCCAACTGATTGCCGACGCCCTGCATGACCTGGCCCGGCAACATCCCGAGCTGCGCGATCTGCGGCGCCATCGTCATGGCCTTGAGCTGCGCGTCGAGCCCCTGCCCGTAGGCGCCCAGGTTGGTCTGCGCAAGGCTCGTGCCCAAGGCGTTGTAGAGATTGCTCAGTTGGTTGCTAAGGCCCATGCCGGCCGCCTGTAGCCCTTGCGACACGCCGCGCCCCAGGTTGGCGCCGAGGTTGCTCGTGTTGACCGCCCCGGACTCATAGGCCTGCCCGTACTGGTTGCCGAGGTTGCCTATCAGGTTGCTGGTATTGGCCCCCAGGTTCGACAGCGTGTCGCCGAGCGACATGCCGCTCGCCTCCAGCGCATTGCCGAAGTCCGTGCCGAAGGACCGCTCAAGATCCGCCAGGGTGCGTTGTGCCTTGCTCGCCGCGACGCCTTCGGCCACGCCCTGCCGCGTCCCGCCATACTGGCCCGCGAGGCTCGCGCCGCTGCGCAGCCCGGGGAGCCACTGCTCGGTTAGCGTGTCCTGGATGTCGCCCTTGGTGCGCTGGTAGTTTGCCCGCCAGTCGTCGAGCGTATTGCCGAGCATCCGGCCCATCTGCCCGGTCGCCTGACTTGCCGTGCGGCCGAAGTCGCCGACGGCCTGGCCAGACGCGAGCCCGAAATCTTCCAGCCGGTTGCCGAGCGTGCGGCCCAGATAGTCGATGCCCTGCTGCGACGCCATGTTCGCGTCTTGCAGGTTGTTGCCGAGCACCCGGTTGGCCTCGCCCGTGAGCTGCTGGCCCGCCGTCAGCATGTTGCGCGTCGTCTGCGCATTCATGGCCTGCACATACGGGTTATTGGCCACGTCCGGCGCTGCCATGAGGTTGCCGTAGCCGGCGAACTGCGCGCCGGCCAGCGCCGGCAGATACGATCCGGCATAGCCGAGCTGCTGCTGCAGGCCTGCCAGCGCGTTGGCATCCGGGTTGTATGCCGTCGTCGTCTGGTAGGGGAAATACGCCGCCGGCGCCAGGTAGTCGGCCAGCGTCGGCACGCCCTGATTCGCGATGCCGGCCCCCTGCTTGTAGAGATCCAGCAAATACGGCTTGGCGCCGGACCACGGCTCGCTCGTGCTGGTCGTCGTGGTCTGCTGCGTCTGCTGCGACGACTTCTTTGACGACGACTTGCTGAACAGGCCCGACACTACCGCGCCCGCTACGCTGCCCAGTACGGAACTCATATCGCCGCCTCCCGTTGTGCCGGCGCTTCCCACACGGAATCGCCTGGAGAAAACCCGATCTGCGCGGCCCGCTTGCCCCAGCCGGGACGCGGACTCACGAACTTCACCGCTTCGCACCCTTGCGCCGCGGCGATGGCGCGCAGCTCATCTGCGTCCGCTCTCAAGTCATGGCCGCTCGCATCGCGCCACCCGATCCACACCGTCAACTCGCGCCGCCCGCTGAACGGCTCGATCTGCTGTAGCGTGACGTAAAACGCCGCCATGGGATCGCGCAACCACAACATGGCGATGCCGGCGCGCAGCAGGTGGTAAACGTCCTCGACCAGCCACTTGGCTTTCTGTCGCCGCTGCAGCGCGGCAATGTGCTCGCGTGCCGACAGCCAATCGGCGCGCAACGTCTCCTGCGTCGCCGGCCGCAGCGGCATCATGTGTTGCACGAGAACATGACGGCGCTGGTCGGCGGCCGGTCGTTGAACAGGTCCGCCACTTCCGTCGCTGTGAGCGCGCCGCAATACACTCTTACGTCATCAATGTCACCAGCGAACGCGCCACTCCGCTGCAGTGTCTGCGTGTGCGACACGTCAAGATTCAGCAGCGCGCCACCACCAATAACGATGTCGGCATAATCCTTGACCATCGTCTGCTGCACGACATAACTGCTGTCCGTCTCGGTGTAAGTGCCCTGCAATTCCCCATCGAGATAGATTTTCCCCACGTTGCCAGACGCATCAAACGTCCCGACAAGGTGGCGCCACTCGCCATTGTTGATGGTGCCCGTCGTTGCCGGCTCCATGCGGAAGTAGCGCGTGGAGAGCTTGCTGTACTGCACACTCCAATACGCCTTCTCGTCGGACCCAACATACAGCCCGCTGTGGAACAGCTCGTAGCGCGAGTCGCCGCTGCTGTACGCATTGATCGACACAATGGGCCGGCTCTTGTCCGTCGCCGTCGTTTTGACCCAGCACGCTATCGACCACGATCCGGCGCAGCCCTGTGCGCGATTTGCGGCGCTCCGATAGGCCAGGTCTGTCGTTGCTATCGGAACGGGATAGATGTTGCCGACAGTCAATGACGTTTGTGCGCCGCTGAACCGCAAGCAGTATCCGCCATTGCGCCCGCTCTGCCACGATGGCGACCCGCTCACGACGTTGAGCGTCAGATCATCGCCGCCAACGCTGTCCGCCGCTGTCGTGCCACTGCCCTCGTCGAATTTCCAACGGTTGACGAGCGCGGCCATTACTTGCTGTCGAGGCTCGCCGTCGCGTGGTAGCTGGTGCCGTCAAAGTACATGGCTATCACGTCCACGGCGCCGTTCGTCTTGGTCCACGTCGGCGCCGTGCCGCCCTGCCACTTCACCGTGCTCGGGAACGTCGGCGCGTAATTGCCGGTATAGGCCAGCTTGAGCATCAGATTGCACACGCCGTCCGGTGGCGCAAACGTGAAGGTGCACGCGGCCGACATGTCGACGCGCTGCTTCTGCCCGGCTTTCCAATTGATCGTCAGCGTTGCGCCGGCCGCATTGTTGTCGACCTCGACGCCGTAATGCACCTGCGTAAACTCCGGCGTCACCAGCACCGCCGCCACGCGCTGCAGCTCGCGCAGCAGATACGCCGCCAGTGCGTCCGTGGTTGCGCCGCTCGGCGGCGCCTGCGGAACATACCGGCCGCCCTGCTTGTGCGTCGCCGGCTTCACCTGGACCCCATCGGCACATACTCAAGGTCATATCCCTGCAGCGCGCCCTCGCTGCTCGCAGGGAACGCGAACTTGATGGCGTGGAACCGTCCCGTGCTGCGCACCCGAACCTTTGAGTCCGTGCCCGGCGTGAACTCGTAGGGGCCTTCCCAGACGTAACTGTCGTTGGCGTCGAACTTGTGGCCTATCGACACCTGCATCGTGCCGCCCGTCGCCCGCGGGTAGATCGCCCGGACCATCTTGATGGTCTGCTGACCGTCGAGCAGGATGCCTTCGCGCACGACATATGACGTGATGCCGGCGCCGTCGAACTGCGCCGCATTGTCGAGCAGGAAGAAGTCGTCCGCCGTCGCCCCCACCAGCGCCTGCGCCGCCGGGTTGTAGACGCGGCTCGACCAGAGCGTGGTATCCGCATCCCAGGCCCCGGCATCGCTGTTCCATGTCGTGCTGTCAGAGACGGCAGACGGCAGGATGCCAAAGCCCGCGTGGCTCATGCCAGGCAGCTCGCGGTGCGCCCAGGTGTTGTCTTTCCAGTTCCACACCGCGGCGCGTGTCGGCAGGGTGCCCCCGGTCTCCGTGAAGCAACACCACATTTCGTGGCGCTTGAGGTTGCGCACAACGTAAGCGTTGCTGTAGTACGTCGGGTCGATCGCGTTGAACAGGTTGCGGCGCACGCGCTTACTCGCAACGCTCTCCAGCGCTTGCCCGTCGTGCACAATCACATCGTCGTTGGCCAGCACGAAATGCCGCCCGTAGAACTCTTTCGCGCAGCGCTGCGCGAGAATGCCCGTCGTCTTGGACAGGTCGGCGAACTGGTGCACATACACGCCGCCGATCTCCGTCATGGTATGAATCGCGTCCTCCTTGTAGATGACGAACGCATCGCGCAACTGCTCGCCTGTGACGATGTGCCCCTCCGTGGCCGCCAGCTCGGCAATGCCGGCATCATTCGCCGGGTCGGCATAGTCCCAGTCACCCGGCACCGACAGCGGGTCCGCGCGATCGGACCAATACACCTGATAGGGATATTGCGTCGAGCCGTCGTCCCAGTTCAGCGCCACGAGGAAGTTCTTGTAGGGCCTGATCGCGAGCGCGGTGTAGCCCTTCGCCGCCCAGGTGTTCGAGCCGTCCCATGTCAGGTTTGCCAGGTCCGAGCCGATCCACATCTGCGGCGAATCCACGCCGTTGTTGAGGATCAACACGCCCTGGAACACGCCGCCGTTCCAATAGTCGGTCGCCGTGCCGGTGTAGTCGTCGTCCGTGCCGGTCAACTGGCGCGTGATGTTGGTATGCGCTGTCGCCCCATCCCACGAGTACACCTTGTCAAGGCCGCAGTACACCCAATAAGGCGTGCCGGCCTTGGTCACGGGGACGATGTAGTATGGCGTCACCGAGGGCGTGCCAAGGCTGGAATGGCCGAGGAACTTCACGGCCGCACCGTCCTCGAAGCGCACGTTCTTGGCGTCCGACCAGGCGGCCGGCGGCAGCAGCACAGGGTCCACGTCGAGCACTAGGCCGACGGACGCCACGTCAGGCACGCTGTAGATCGGCATCAGAGAATCCGCTCAAGGTCCGCAGCCGACACCGCATCGTCGGCCAGCATGCTCGCCGCCTCTGTCTGCGCGTCCGCGCTGACCTTGGCTAGCACGATGGCAATCAACGCCTCCCCGAGCACTCGCGCATTACCGGCCTTGATGGCGTCGAGCAGGGCTGCTTTCTGTGCCGCCCCGGCCCCGGCTACCGCGCCCGTTACGTCAGCCCATGCCAATTCGCCGCGGCGCTTCGCCACCAGCCGCTGCGCTATCGCCGCCTTGAGTGCGTCGCTTGCCATGTCACAGATCCGCCGTCAGGTAGACAAACGATTCGTGCGCAATCACTTGCCCGGCCGCTGTTGCAGAAACATTGAACACCGCCATCGTCGGCGACGAACTGCTCGTCGAAATCACGCTGGCCACGTTGGTGTGCGTGCCCTCTTGGTCGGTGATCGACGGCGCTACTCGCATCGGCGGCATCAGCGGCACATACCAGTTGATTTCTTCCGCTGGCGCTCCGGCATAGGCATAGAACTTGAACCCATCCCACTTCTGATAGAACCGCTGGCAGCGCGCCAGATCGACCGATGCCGCGCGCTCCTCGCAGGCTGTTGCCGCGGCGCCAACCTCGAGTTGCGCCCAGTCGATGTAGAGATAATCGCTTGTGCCCGGCGTCGTGCTGTTGTTGAAGATGACGACCGCGATGTTGGTGATGCCGGCGGTATCGAGCGCTGCCGTTACCGAGTAGGTCGCCCAGTCCGTCGTTACGTTGAGGTCGGCCGGCGTATTCTCCGCCGTCCAACTGGTCGCCCACGTCGGATTCGTGCCGCCCGCATTCCAGGCCGACACCGGGTCCGTCACCGTGTCCGCCGTGCCGGTCCATGCCAGGATGGCCATGCGCACGTCGTCGATATTGGCGCCGCTGCCCTTGAGCCGCGCCGAGAAGGTCACGGTCTTACCCTGCAGCCGCGCCGCATCGAGGTTTTCCAGCACTTGCATGACGGCATACTTCTTGTTGGCCGTCGTGGTGCGCAGCCGCATGGCATACCCGGCCTCGCCGGCCACGCGCGTCATTTCGCTCGTCACTGCGTCGTTGAGCGACTTCCAGCGATCCGCCGCAATGTAGGTGTTGTCGGCGCCCGTCGTGCCTGTGCTGCGCTGCCACGTTTTCATCTGCCCGTTATCGAGCAGGTTCCTGGCAGCCGCTGCCGTGATCGCGTCAAGCTGCGTCTGAATGGCCGACGTGACGCCATCCACATAGTTCAGCTCGGTGTGCGTGGGCGTGACCGCCCCACTGACGTTCGGGAACGTCGCCTTGACGGCGCTCTTGATGAGGCGGAGATGGTCGTCGCCCTCCGACTTGGCGTCCGTGCCGGCCGGATAGGTAGCGTCAAGGGTGTTGATGTAGGTGGCGCTTTCAACGGTCACGGCGTTCCCCCTTGCGTCTGCATGTCGGTGCGGCCGATGCTGTCGAGCGCGCTCTGCGCTATGACCTGCTCGATGGCCGCTTCATACTTGGCTTGCCACAGCGGCACCCGTGGATCGTCGACTAGGAACAACTCGGCCTGAATCAGCGAGCCGAATAGGTACACATCGGGATGGTCTGTCAGTAGCCAGTTCGATGGCGCGGCGTCGGTCAGCGCCGGCACGCGCTGCCAATACCGCAGCGTGTAGGTATAAGCACTGTCCGGCGTCGGGTACAGCCGCACGCTGCCGCCCTCGACGACGTAATGGGCTGGCACGCCACTGCCATAGGCGTAGTACTGCTCCAGCGCGACGTTGGGCGCCAACTGCGCAAGCGGGCGCTCGTAGCCGTTGTCGGTGACGGACAGCGTGTCGATACCGCCAAAGTCTGACGGCAGCGACAGCGTTGGTTCTGCGGCCACCAGCAGGCCACTGACGGCCGCCAGGTTCTCGCGCACCCGGATGCGCCGGCGAATATCCGCTTCGCCCAGCGCGATGAACTCCTGCACCCGCGCTACCGGAATGGTGTTGGTGTTGTCGAGCCAGTTCTGGACCGCCGTCTGCAGCTCGCTGTAGGTCGAGATGGCCATCAATTCGCCCTGCTAACGGCCTTCTGCAGCTTGGCCTCCAGGGCCTCGCGCGAATCGTCAGCCCTATACTTCACCTTCATGGCCGCCAGCGAGTCGCGCAGGTCCTGCACATGGTTGTGGCGCTCCTGTTGCTCTGTCAGACGCCCGCGCTTCGCTTGGCGGAAGTGCTTCGGACGAAGCCCGAGCGTCTCACTATCGTCGGGCGCGTCCTGATCCAGGTAGCGAACCTGGCGTCCCTGATTGTTGACGGCCAAGTGCTCCATGACGCTCTGCGGATCTACGCGCTCATCCGTGCTCTCGTCGTATAGCCCGCCGGCCAGATCGCCGCGGTACTCCTCCACCTCGTAGCCCTTGCGGATCAGGCTCTCGAGGTTTTCGTGGTTGTGGCGCGTCAGGCTGAAAATGCGGTAGTAGCCGTCCGGCAGAACGACGTGATGCGTGAATAGCCGGCCGTCAAAATCCGGTTTGGTGATCTTGTACTTCATACCTTGCCCTCGCTGGTGCGCCAGCCGCGCACGTCTCGGTTGTTGAGCCAGCGGCGGAACCGGCGCTCATCCACGACGTGCCAGCCCTCTCCGCCTTCGGAAATCATTCCCTGCATCATGGCTTCTTGCAGCGCCAAGCCAGACAGGCGCGCGACCCACCGCTGCCGATCATGGTTGCGGGTGATGTCGCGGCCGATGACGCTGCGCACACGACTGTTGAAGTCAATCAGGTCGGTGACATCGTGCTCGTGCCGCAGATAAAGATTGCCGTCCTCGTCGCCGTCAACAATCGTGCGAAAGCCGGGCGTCAGATCGTCATGCAGCACTCTTGCCATACATCGCCTCGTCGTTTTCCTTCTCGGTCAGCTCGCCCATGCGGTTGGTGTACACCAACTCGCCAATATGGTTGACGTGCTTACTCAAGTCGTGATCCATCATGGCCTTGTAGCCAGCCTCGCGGACCTTGTTGAAGAACCCCGTGTCCTCGCCGTCGATAAGCCAGTTGCCGGCTCGGTTCGGGTCTGGTCGCCAGCCGAAGTTGAACCACGGCCGGCGCAGTTTCTTAACGACCTCGGTTTTCACCATGCAGCACCCGAGACCGCCGAACTTCACTTCCACAAGCCCGGTATCCGACTGGTGCGTGTAGACGTAGCGGTTGCCGAAATCTCGCGTCACCGGGATCGTCGGCACGCACCGCTTGACGTAGTTGGCCAGCAGCACCGGCTCGTCACGCCACGCCATCCAATGCACCGCGTCCTCGGGAAACTCCATGTCGGAATCGAGCATTAGGATATGCGTCGGTTCCGGCTCCATTTCCAGCGCCACGAGAAAGCCGGCCTCGCGCGAATATGGCAACATCGAAGACTGCTGATTGTGGATGCGGTAACTGTGCCGGCGCGCAATCGGCCTTTGATGCATAGCCTGTACGCACTTGAGCAGGCTGATCGCAAACCCCGTATTCCACGTTGCGCCAGACGGCACCAGAATTGCCAAATGGAAGTCGTCGAACAAGGGGCCGCGAAAGTGCGGCCCCTCGTTCTCCCTGGACTCCCGCAGCTCCAGGGGTATCGTCATTAGGACGTTGCCGTGTCGATAACGGACGCATTGCCGTCCGCGGCGCGACATTCCAGCGTGTACTCGGTAATCAGTGCACGCTTCTCGGCATCGCCCGTCATGGCCAGCTCCTTCACGGCCAGCGGCCGCAGGACGGCCAGCGCCCACAGATCGGACTGCAGCAGATACACGTCGTCAGCGACGCAAAAGTGATCCGGGTAGATGCGCATCAGGCCGAAGTCTGACTCGTAGACATCTACGGCGGTCACGAACTTCTTGTCGCCGGCATCGAGGTTCTTGGTAACGCCGGTCGTGAACCCGGAGATTTTCTGCTTGTTAAAGCTGTTGCAGATAATCATGTTCGGGTTGCCGCCGTCGTCCCACGCCGCCTTTGCCGCCGCGTCGAGGTACGTCTGCGTAATCGTTACCGTCCCGGTGCCAGCATCCTGCGCGTTGTTGACGATCCAGCCGGCCACGCCCTTGAGCTGCCGCGCCGTTGTGGCGTCGCCCGTCACCAGGGCCGTGTTCTGCAGCAGCGCGTACTCCATGTCGCGCGCAATCTCCTTGGTGAGCTTGGCCACTTGGTAGGCAATCTCCTTGCCCTTTCCGGCCTTGTTAACGGCGTCCTGCGTACCGGAAATAATGACGGACTTCACGCTGATCTGCGTCATGTTCGACGAGCGCGTTCCGCTCGATGCCGCTGTGAACGTGATCTCGTTACCGTCGATGTGCGCGTTGTTCGCCGCCGTAGTCAAGCTGTCCTGCATCCACTCGTGCAGCGTCGCCTTCGCAGTCGTGCGCTTGATGTTCGACTGAAACGGCGTGTTGGTTGGATCAATGTTGGTGATGAGGTCGCTCAGGTCCTCGCGGTTGAACTTGCCGACACCCGCGGTGCCGCCCATGTTGTAAACGTGGCTCGTGCCAGTGAAAACGCCCATGACGTTCCTCCTACGGAATCAAGATAGGCCCAATCGGTTCGCGATGACGGCGGCCCAGTCCTCGGTTCGTCCCGAGCGCATGGCCCGCGCCGTCACATCCTTCGAGCGCCGTACCTCTTTCGCCGTAGCGGCCTTTCCAGCACCGGGCCGTGCCGCACGGGGCGGCGGAGGGGGCGTGCGCTTGCCCTCCAGTCCGAGCTTGGAGCCATCTGCGAGGCTCTTGCGGTACTGCATCGCGTCGTGCGCCAGCCGGACGAGCCGACTGTCGTAGACGCTGCTCAACTCGGCTTCGTTGAAGCCGTACACCTCTTGCAGGGCCTTGGCGATCAAGGGTGCCTGCTTGCTGTACTCGGGGATCGCCGCGGACACCTTCTCGCGCTCGACCGCAAGATAGTTCTCCAGCAACGCCCGCTGCTCCTGTGCCGCGCGCGCCTCGACTTGCTGCCGCTCGGCCATGACGCGCCGGAACTGTGCCCGCGCGCCCAGAATCTCTTTTGCCGCCTTAACCTGCTCCGGCTTCTCGCTGTCCAGCAGTTGCGCAATCTGCTCGTCGGCCAGGTCCATGCGCGCCGCCATCTGCAACTGCGGATGCGGCCCCTGCTGAAAGTACGCCTGGACGTGCCGCACGAAGTCCGGGTCCGTCTTGGCGTGCGCGACCATGGCCGCGAACGGCGCCAACTCGCCGCGCTCCTTGGCAACCTCCATCGTCTTGCGGGTGTAGTCCGCCTGGCGCTGGTAGCCGTTGCGCAGCTCTTCGTAACTCACCCACTGCGTCTTGCCGTCGACCGTGATGTCGTGCGCTGTCTCGGCTAGCAGCTCGTCGATATGCACGCGCCGGGCCTTGCCATCGGCGCCGACGACTTTCAGGTACTTACGGCCCTCCGGTTCATCAGCTCCGTCAGCCTCCGCGTCGCCTTCAGCATCCTGAGCTTCGTCATCGCCGGTATCCGCGTCGGCTCCGTCAGCGGCGTCCAGGCCCGCATCGTCCTCAACCACGTCATCGGCCGCCTCCATCGCGCCAGCGTCGTCGCCCGGCGGCGCGTCGTCTTGGTCTGCAAAGGCCTCGATGAGGCCCTGCATGATCTCGTCACTCATACTCTCGCTCCCGGTGGGTTAGCAGTTGCCCGGTCGCGAGGAAGCCGTGGAGGTAGGCGCGGAAGTTGTCCAACGCCTGTGCCCTTTCCCACAGCGCATCGCGCCGGAGGTCGTCCTGCTCAATCACCCATTCAGAGAACAGTTGCTCGCGCGCTTGCACGAAGAACTGGCCGATCATCGGATCGTCGAGCAGTCGCTTCGCGTGCGCGGCTTTTTGTTGGTCGTTCCAGTCGTCCATCAGGCCACCAGTAGGAGCAGCAGCTCCTCATCCTCTTGCCGCAATTGCTCGAGGTGGCGCGCGGCCTCGTAGGCCTCGCGATATGAGCGGTAGGCGGCTAGGTCGAGCACAGCGGCAATCGCCGGCTGCGCCGCGATGTCGTCCACAAAAAACCCGGCATAAGCCGGGTAGTTGGTGAGCGTTGCTGGCGTCGGCCCCTTGCGCGGCCGGCGCTTCTTCGGCCGCTTGTCTGGCGGCTCGTCCTCCACTTGCGGCGGCACATACTCGCGGCCTTCAGCCAGTGCCCGCAGATACTCCTGATATTCCCTGCTGCGGCGTCGCGCCGGCAGGCTGCCGCCGGCGAAGGCGACGATGTTGGTGCCGCTGGCAGTCACCTTCGGCAGAGTCAGCGCACCCGTGCCGGTGATTTCCCCGGCAAGGCGCCCCTCGCCGGCCACGGTGGCCGCAGGGAGCGTCAGCGCGCCCGTGCCAGTGGCTTCCCTTGCCCCTGCGCCGCTGAGCGCCAGAGCGGGCAGCGTGAGGCTTCCCGTGCCGGTCCTGGCCACGACGCTAGCGCCACTGACGGTCGGCAGCGGTAGAGCGAGCGCCCCAGTCCCGGTATGCGAGCCGGCGGCCGATGCGGCGCCCGTTCCGTCGAGCGTGACGGCGCCGAGCGTCAGCGCACCCGTGCCGATCGCCGCACGGACGCCGGCCGCAGTCAGCGTCAGCGCCGGCAGGCCGAGCGCGCCAGTGCCCTTAGCTTCGCGCGCGCCGCTACCGGACGCGGTGACGGCCGGGAGCGTGAGCGATCCCGTGCCGGTGACCGTCGTCCCGCCCGCGCTGGCGGTGCCCCAGAACAGAAAATATTGGGTGGTAATCACCCGGCGTTACCTATCAGGCCGGCGTCCACTTGAAGCCGACAGCGGAGACGTACATCGTCGTCACCCCCGTGCCGCTGGCGAAGTTGAGCGCCGTGTTGGCCGTCAGCACAAGCGGCATTGGCAGCGTGATGATCGCGCCGCCCTTCGCGGGCGCCGGGACCACGAGCTTGGTCGTGCTGCCGTCCTTGATGTTGACGAACGTGTCCGTCGTGCTCGCGTTGTAGATCATCAGCGAGGTAACGCAGATCTGCACGCCAGATCCCTGCGCAGCAATGATGGCGGTGTCGCTGGTGCCGGTGGCGTTGCCACTGCCATTTAGTCCTTCGCTGGCCCGCGCATACGGGACCGCGATGGGGAAGTGGACGCTACCGGATCCCTCGTCGGTCGCGAAAACCGGACCGCCCGAGCCGCTGTTTGCCGTTACGTTGTCCGCCATATCACGCTCCTGCTAGGTCACTCCCAGCAATCCCAGGTTTATTGCCTTGCGTCGTGAGTCGCCAATGGCGATGGCCAGCATCTTCCACGCCGACGATGCGCCGTCGCTGTAGTTCAGCGTCCACCCATCGGCATCGAAGCTGTCGATTGTGGCAACGGCATTCGCCGTCCCTGCATCGTTCCGCAGATGCAGGATGCTGCCCGCCTCGCAGTACGATTCCGTGTCGCTGACGGCCTGCGCATCCTCGTCGCAGACAACAACGCACCGTTCTGTTGTCGCATCGCCAGCGCCGAGCATGAACGAGCCGGCCTGCGTGATCGTGTCAACGGCAGAGGCGAGACCGGCGACGAGGATCAGCACTTCCGGCGTGAAGCCGGCGCCGGTATAGGCCTCCGTGCCCGCGCTTGTTCGCGCGTCGTCAATTGCGACGTGTGCTTTGTTGGGGTCTGGCAACTGGATGGCCAGATAGTACCCGTCAACGCCTGCCGCGCTCGCGCTTGGCGTTAAGGTGAATCCAGATGCGTTTGCAGTAACGGTCTGCTGCCATCCTACGCCGTCATTTGCCGCACCGGTTATTGCCGCACTGTCGTTGACATAGCAGCCGCTTTTTGTGTCGGCTAAGGCATCTTCGGAGTACAGCGCAACACTGCCCTGCGACACCGCGCCCGACGAATTGATGTGCGCAGCCCCAAACGACAGCCGCTGGCCGTCTCGCGTGCCCGCCCCATCCTTGGCGATAGTTGCGAGAAACACGAGATTCGCTGGAAACCCAGGCGCCGTGACATTGATGGCGCTTGTGCTAGACCCCAGATCAACGGATCCCACTTTTTTATTTGTCAGCCCGCCAAGCAAAATGACTGTAACGTACAGGCTGACGGATAACGCTGCGCCAGACACCCACGAAATGCGCACTCCATCCGTGATGTTGCTGATGGACCATGCGCGATCGGAAAAGAGCGCGCCAACATAGGCCGCAGACACGCCGGATGTGTTACTCGATGTCTGGTTATCGGCGGCTTCGGAACCGACACAATACTGTGTCGTGCCGTCCCAGAACCCAATGCTAATGCGCGCCGTCGTCGCCGGATTGTTTGCGGTGTTGGCCAGAGAGAAGAACACGATGGCCGCATCAGGAGTGCCGAATCCCGGCGACGTGAAGTCAGTGCTACCTGACCCCGTGATCGTCCCAGTTAAGACTTTTTTCTCGACGGCCATCTCGATCAGATCGCGTTGATGCGGGCGACCAGCTCGGCGTTAGTGGTGTAGCCCGGCGCCTTGGCCTCCGCCATGATGAGGATGACATTTATCAGCTCGATGAAGTCAGCCTTTGCGGCAGCCGTCGGCAGCGCGTTGTACTTGCCGATCAACCAATCAAGCTCGCCTGCCTCACCCGAGTCCAGCGCGAACAACGTCACAATCTGGTTGCGCGTGAACTTGCCTTTCGATAGCTCATACAGGCATGCCCAGAAATAGGTGATAGGGAGCTTGCGGCTCTCTATCGGATCGCCGAGCCCGGCCAGTCGATCAATCAGCGCCATTGTCCACCTCCACAATCTGCGGCCAGACGGCCTCAACCTGATCGCGCCACTCGCGCAGCGCATTGATTTCTTGTTGCTGCCGTGCCAGCAGTTCCAGCAGGTAGAGCACGGTGTCCGGCTTTGGTGCGGGCTTGGATGCCATTAGCAGATCCTCACGATGATGTCAGGCCACGCCACCGGCCAGGGTGGCGGCGGTGGCGGCGGAAGCCAGAGAGCGACGATCAGGAGCGCGGTCACGGCCGCAGCATCCGGCGCAGTGCGGTAAGACTCACCTCGACGTGATCGAGGATCGTCAGCGGGTCAACAGGCTCCGTGACATCGAGCCGCGCGCCGTCGCGGCAGACCTCGACCGCGCCGTCGTAGGCCGCGTCCCAGCGGGTGCGCGATGGCTTGCCGGGGCGCCAGTTGCGGAGGTAGCAGTCCCACGCCGCATCCTTGGCGCCGATGGCTGGCAGGGGCCGCGGATCGCTCCACAGCAGCAGCCGCGCGAGCGTGACCTGCAGCGGGTCGCACCACGGCAGCGCCTCCCATAGGCCGTCCAACTCGCCGGGCACTGCCAGCGCGCCGCAGATAGCCCGCAAGCTGTCCTTGGTGCGCGCGTGGTTGAGCACGCCGTTGAGGCCGCCGAGCTTCTCGAACTGCCAGAACCCGCGCGCCGGCCCGCCGACCTGCTGGCGGTGGCGCAGCGCGCTCTCCTGCGTGGCGATGGCCAGCAGCAGCACCTCGGCCTCGGGCGACTGCACCGGCAGCGCCGTGGTGTCCGCGAGGACCGCGAGGCCCGGGCGGATGACGCTGGACAGAAACAGCGGCGCTTTCATCGTCGGCGCTCCTCGTCGGCCAGCAGCTTGGACTTCCAGGCCGATCCGCTGGACGATCCGAAGTAGTACGACAACACCGCGCTCACTCCCGAGCTGAGTGCGCCCAGTAGCACGAGCAGAGCCTCGCCGCCCTGCGCTGGCATTCCGAAGGCGAGTAGCCACGCCAGCACGAGAAAGAAGCCGACAGTCATGGTGCCGGCCAACACCCTTGGCGTCGCCTGGTCGCCGGTGGCGGTCTCACGCGCGCGCGCATTGGCGCGGTCCTCGGCCTCGACGCGCAGCCGCTCGACGGCGCTGGCGAGCTCGGCCAGCTCGCCCTGCTGTGCCAGCTCCATCAACCGGAGCTTGTGCTCGGCCGCAACGCCGGGGTCCGGGAAGATCTTGTCGATGAGCCGGCCGCCGAGTTCCAGCACGGCCGGGAGCGCGGCGGCGATGACGGGTGCGACCATCTCAGTCTCCTGTGATCCAGTCGAGCGCGAGCGCCAGCGCAACGGCGCCGATGAACACCACGACGACGGTCAAGAACGCCTCAAGGATGCTCACGGCTCTCCTCCTGATCGAGCGCGCGGATGAGCAGCTCGTGGGTGTGCCGCGCGCTATCCATCTTGCGCATCAGCGCCGTTGATGAGCCCTGGCTCTCCAATTCCTCCAGCGCCCGCATCACCATGAACGTCCACGCCCGCAACGCCGCGCGTGCCGTGAGCCGTAATGACCCGTCCGCGCCAGCGGCCGTCGTGCCACCCGCGCATCCATCTGACGCCGTAAGGCCGAAGTCGGTCGGCGAGTCGGTCAACGATCTCCTCCGTCATAACGAGCCGCGAGCACGGCTCGACCCAGGCCGTCTCGTCGCTGTCCAGCGTCACCAGCACCTCGCCCGCGCAGTACGGGTGCGAATCTGCTTCCTCCTCGATTACGTGCAGCGTCATCGCGTACAGGTCGAGATGGACGGCCATCGGTCACCGACGCGGCTCCTTGCACGCCGCCAGCCGGTCGCACAACCGCTGCTGCTCCTCCTTGATCTGCAAGGCGCGGTCCTCCAGCCGGTCCACAGCGCGCTCCAGTTCCGCCACCTTGGCTTGCAGGCCGTCGAGCGCAGGATTGAGCCGCGGCGGTCTCATTTCCTGCTCTCGGAGCCGCTTGTCGAGGTCGTCCATGCGCTGCCAGTGGCGGTCGCCGTCGTGTGCGGTGAAGCGACCGCCTGGAGCCCGGAAACCCTCAAGGTCGGCGCGTAGGCGCTCAAGCTCGGCAGTGACATAGCCAAAGCGCACTGCGCTAGCACTAGCAAGGTCACGCCAAGCCACAACAACTGACGCTGAGCCCGTGAGAAGTGCCAGGACGATGCCGGTGGCGAGGGCCGGACCGGCCTTGTCGAGGACTGCGGCGATGCCCACATGGCGGCTCCTCTTACGTCACTTGCGCGGCGCGGGCCGCTTGCCCTTGCCCTTCTTGCCCTTGCACGCCATCGCCGTCAGCTCGCCGGCATGGTGACAGTGAGCGACGATATCGACACCGTGTCGCCTGAGCCGATGCTCACGCTCGACAAGTTGATGTCGCTGCCGCTGGTGCCCACTGCGCACGACAGGATGGGCGTGTTGTCGCTGTCGTAGAAATACGCCTTGGCCGCGGTCCCTGCCGCCGCGTTGGTGTCGCTGGTAATGGCGCTCGCCGTCGCCACGCCCGTTGATGCATTGCCAAACGCTGGGTCGCTGAACGTCAGCGTCGCCACCCGGCCGTTGTCGAACGTGCTGGTTCCAGCGCTGGTCTTGATCTGCAGCTTGCCGGCGCCGCTGCCCGCATCGCACAAGTCGACCACCGCATTACAGGCCGCGTTGCGTGCGACCGTCTCAAGCGTTACACCCATGCTCGTGTCCTCTCGGATAGTGGGCTACCACATACTCGGCAATCTGCCGCTGCTCGTCCGCCGTCAGGCTGTTCCAGTCGTCGACCTTCACCCGGCCATCGCGCGCTACCACCAGCACGAAGCCACGCACCTTGGGGATCGCCATCGGCGCCGCGTTCATGCCGCACTCCCGATGGCGCGGATCAGGCCTGCGTCGTCACGCACGACCGGCGCGCCGTTGACGCTCACCGCGCGGCCCATGGCGTCGCGCTCGATGACCTTCGGCGCGGCCAGCTTGGCCACCATCTCGGTGAGGACCTGCAACTGCTGCGCGATCTGCTGCACTACCGGCTCAGCGCCCACGTCGAACGGCTGCAGCGTCAGCATCTTGGCCTGCGCCTCGCGCTCCTTGAGCGCCAGCTCGCGTTCCTTCAGCCCGCGGTCGAACAGCTCGCGCTCGAAGTCCACCACTGCGGCCACGGACTTCTCGTCCGAGCCGGCCTGCGCCTCCATGAGCTTGGCATTCGTCGTCGCGCGCATCTCGTACTCGCGCAAAGCAAGCTCGCGCTCGGCCAGCGCCAACTTCTGCTGCTCAAGCTGAAGCCTGGCCACCTCCAGCTGCGCCGACTGCTGCGCCTTGGCCATGTCGAGCTGCGCGCGCTGCCCGTCGATCTGCGCCTCTGCCTGTGCCTTCATGGCGGAGACCTGCGCCTTTTGCGTCTCGGCCTGCGCGAGGATCTGCTCGACGCTCGGTCCCGGCGGTGGGGCCGGCGGATCGCGCGGCGCGTTGGGGTTCTGCGGATCAATCAGGAAGTCAGCCGTGTTGCGATAACCGGCGAGCTTGAGCGACTCGGCCAGCGCGTTGTACAGGTTCACCGTACTGAACACCGGATTCTGCGAGCCCGGCCCGGCGCCGGCCTGCGCCAGCATCTGGTAGGACTGCAGCAGCATGGCCATGTGCTGCATCTGTGTCTCCCGGTTGCCGGTGCCGATGCCGGTGTTGATGACCAGATCGTAAGACGACACCAGATCGTTGGCCGTCAGTTGCAGCGGCACGCCGGAGAGCTGAATCGTGCGCTGTGCGAGATACTCCGGGTGCGCGGCCGACAAGCGGATGATCTGCCGCACGCGCTCGCGAAAGCCCGTCTCGGCCAGGTTGCGCGCGATCAGTTCCAGGCGCGCATTCGCGGCCTGCATGACGAGGCTGGTCCCGGTCGCCGTCTTGTTGAGGGTGTCCGGCGAGAGCCCCTGATTGAAGCGGGTGACGCCCGTTCGCGCCTCGGTCTTTGCTTGGACGTGGTTCAGCAGCTCGAAGGCGTAGGGCGGCAGCGGCGAGGTTACGAGCGGATTGACGGTGCCGGGCTTGCGCACGCGCACGAAGCCGCCAACCCGGTTGTCGAGATAGTCCTTGACGGTGTGCTCCGTCAGTCCGGTGACGTCAAGCTCGGAGCGCGGGCTAACGGTCGAATAGAGATGATCGTAGATGTTGCGCTGGATCGCTGTGCTCAAGTCCTGCATGTCGAGGCACAGATCCGCGATGCTGTAGCCTGTGAGGCGGTGCGAGCGCAGCACGGGCGAGATGCACACGAGCGGCACGTCGTCGATTTCCTCGACGCTCAGGATCTCGTCGCCCACGCGCATGACCTGCAGCCATTCGGCGCTGCCGTCGTCGTCGAGGTCGTGGCGGACGTAGCACTCGTACAGCCACACCTTGCGCGAGGACGGATCGGCGTCGGTGAGCGCGTCGTCGTCCGGGTCCAGCCCGCCGTTGTCGCTGAAGCGCTCGTCGTTCTCCAGCGACTCCAGTTCCGGGCCGTTGATGTCGTCCGCCACGTCGAGCCCGAGCGCGCGCAGTTCCGAGATGCGCTTCTCCGACTTGTGCGCGATGAACCACCACGAACCGCGGTCGAGGGTGGCGTCCTCGGTGTAAAGCACCTCCTCCGGCGGCAGGGTGTCGATGCGCAGGTTGGCCTCGCGCTTGTCGACGCTGACCTCGATGGCATAGAGGTCCATGCCCTCGCCGGCCGGCATGGCCTGCTCGCTCTCGATTTCCACGCCAGGCTGCGCGCGCAGCAGCTCCAGCTCCTCGGCGGTGACGCCCTGGAACGCGGCCTTCTCGCGCGTCTCAGTGACATCCCAGTAGATCTTCTGCCACCCCACCTTTTCGAGCAGGGCGTCACGGATCCACTGGTAGTCGAGCAGGTAGCCGGGGTTCATCCGCTGCGTGACGTAGTTAACCCACGCCTCGGTGGCGCGCGCCTTCTGGGCGTCCTCCGGCCCGTGCGGCTCGACGGAAATCCACTTGTCGCCGGCCGCGAAGATGCGCATCAGGCTCGGCATGATCCACTCGACGGTATCGCGCACCACCGGATCGACCATGCGGCTGCGGCCTTCGACCAGCGGCAGCGAGTCGGGATTGTCGCCCTCGTAATAGCGGAGCGCCTTCTCGCGATCGGACGCAATCTCCGTCTCGATGAAGCTCGCGGCCGCGTCGATATAGCGCTGCGTCAGGTCGCGCAGCGTGTCATCGTCGAGCTTCTTCGTCTTGGCCATTCTCAGTCTCTCTGCAGTGCGTAGAGCATGCCGTGCTCGCCCATCTCGCTACCGTGCATGAGCACGCGGTCGGAGTCGTTGCGTGCTACCTCGCGATAGCCACGCGCCTCAAGCCATGGCACCGGGTCCTGCCAGCCGGCGCGCACGCTGTAGGGCGCATACACCTCGACCATGACGACAGGCCGACACCGCTCAATGGTGGCCTCGGCACCGCGCAACACGGCTGCCTCCATGCCCTCAACGTCGAGCTGGATCAGGTCAACGTCGTCCATCGCGTAGTCGTCCAGGCGCGCGCTGCTCACATCCCCTGCCGCGCTCGGCTCCAGGTGCGTGCCGCCGCAGTTGCCTGGCGTGTGCCGCAGCCGATACGTGCCGTGGCCGTCCGACAGGGCGTCGGCGTGCAGATAGACGTTGCCGATGCCGGCCAGGTTGCGGCACAGCAGCTCCGCGTTATCCGGCGACGGCTCCCAGGTGTGCACGCGCGCGAAGTGCTCTGCGAGCAGCAGCGGATAGAGCCCGACGCACCCGCCGGCCTGGATCGCGCGGCGGTGCTGGGCACACAGGCCGATGGCCTGCAGCAGCAGCGGCACGCCGCCCTCGATGTGCTCGCGGGCGTGCTGATCGTCGGCCGGCCAGATCATGCGACGGAGTAGGCCAGCCGGCTGGGGTCGTAGTCGCGCCACGCATTGACGCCCAGTGGCGCCCCGGCGATGGCGCCGTAGCGGAACGCATCGGCCGCGTGGCTCGTCCAATCGTGCAGCGGCTTGGGCCGCACGGTGCGCAGCCGGTCATCGTACTCGGCCCGGTACTGGCGCAAGCAGTCGAGCCCGTACTGCGTGCGCTCGCGGTCGAAGTAGCAGCGCGGCAACAGTTGGCGCACGGCGGCGATGCCGTCGTCCACCGGCAACTTCGGCGCTACTTCGAATTCCAGGCCGAGCCCGCGCGCGATGTCCAGGCGAGATTGACCGGTGCCCAGCTCGCGTACTTGCACGTCATGCGGCGCGATATGGCGGGCGTAGACATAGCCCTTGCTGTCGAGGTGTTGGACGTAGTGACTGAGCCCGACACCGGTCATTTCGTAGTAGTCGATCAGGTGGATGGCGTGGCCGACGCGCTGCGCGAACCAGACGACCGTGGAATCGCCAACGCCGAGGTCCCACCAGGTTTCGACCTTGGCCGATGGGTCATAGGGCACCTTGGTCACGCGCCCCTGCTCCTCGGCCTGCTGGATCAGCTCGCCGTAATAGGCGCCGGGGACCGCCGCGGCCCATGAGCACTCGAACTCTTGCGCGTACTCGGCTGGCGCCATCTCGCGGCGCGCGGCCTTGAGCTCTGTCTCGGCGACGATCCCCGTCTCGCTCGCCTTGTACAGGTGGCGCGACCAGCCATCGAGGCTCGCGGCGCGCTCGTACAGGTCGAAGAAATGCCCGTGCCCCTGCGGCGTGCCGATCCAGGCGGCCCAGCCCTGGCGGTCGGCAAGCGCCGGGCGCAGGACCTCTGTCCAGGCCTTTGGCGACATTTGCGCGTACTCGTCGAGCACGACGCCGTCGAGGTACAGGCCGCGCAAGGAGTCCGGGTTATCGGCGCCGAACAGGGTGATGCGGGCGCCGGTCGGTAGGTCGCAGCGCAGCTCGGCCTCGTTGTACACCCGGCCGGGGATCGGGTCCGTGAACCGCTTGAGGTAGTCCCAGGCGACGGCCTTGGCCTGCCGATACAGCGGCGCGACGTAGGCGAAGCGCGGCGCCTCGCGGGTGCAGGTTATCGCCGACTTTATCAGCTCGTTGATTGCCCAGACGGTCTTGCCCCAGCGGCGGTGGCAGACGATGACGGCAAAGCGCCCGCGGTTGTCGTGCAGCTCGCGCTGCAGTGGCCGCGGCGCGTAGGGGATTACGACCCGCTCGACTGTTGCCATTCGACGGTGATCTTGACCGGCCCGCCTTCCTCACCGGTCACCTGAGTCGGGACGAGGCGCGAGAACAGCTTGTAGAACTCGCCCGGGTTCTCATCGGCCCACGATCCCATGCGCTTGGTGCCGCCGATGTCGTGGAACACCTTCCACAGCGCATCGCGGGCGTTGACCGACAGTTTGTTTGGTCCGGGACGGGCTGCCATTTCTGTTCGTCAACTTTTTGACTTGCCTGACAAATTGTCAGGTGCCATTTTGTCATGTTCCCGACGAAAGAAAGCCCGCACGGGGCGGGCTAATCGGCTCTCATCGGAGGGTGATCGAAGAGAATCAGTCGGTTGTGGTGGCAACTTTCCTGATTAGCGACAAGGTAGCAGTTTTGTGCGCACTGTCAAGATGGCAGTTCGTTCTCTGGTTGTTTCACGTTGAACTGCTTGCTCCTGGCGTACTTGGCGGCCTGCCGACAGCGGTTAGAGCAGTACCGCGCCGTGCGCAGCGCGGTAAAGGAGGTGCCGCAGACAGCGCACACGATCTGCGCTCTCCGGCGGAGGGCGGATAGGGCCGCGCCGGCTTCACTCTTGCCATGCGAATCTGGCCCGCATGGTCCCTTCACCTTTGTAGTCCTCCTCTGACCCAGCCCACTCGTACGACATTTTTGTTCTCCTTTTGGATGGCCTGGGGGTTGTTAATTTTTTGGCCTAGACCTGGCGCGCCCATGTGTCTGCTTCATCAATCGTGTCGAATACCATCCATCCTTCTTCGACTTCGGCGATATCTGCCGCGCCTGGATAAGCGTTTTCAACGTCTGCCATCGTTTCGTAGTCTTCGCGGCTGCAAAATCTCGTCATGTCTGCTCTCCGGTTTGTGGCGTGTCCTGATCTCTTGATGGTTAGTATACACGCGACCGCTGCTGTGTCAATGCATATCGTCCACTTTTTTTGCCCCTAGCCGGCCGGCGAGCCACCAGTGAGCGCACTCCAGGCGGGTGTAGTACTGCCGCCGGCCTTGCCGCGCCCGCTCGCGCCAGAGCAGTTCCTGCTCCTCGCGGCCGAGATCCTCCAGGTAGCGCACTTGGATCGCCGTCTTGAGCGTCGCCGGCATGTCACGGATGGCCCTGTCGAGGCCTAGCAGCCGCTCAGGGACGAGCACGTCCGGGACTAGGGTTCTGGTAGCCCCCGGCGCCCTGCCCTCCCCTGCGCGGCTCTCAGCGGTTCTCGCCGGGTAGCTCAGGCAGGAGCGGTGCAGTTGGCGGCACCAGGCGCCCCAGTCGGTGAGCAGGATGTCGAGGGCGCGGATCATACTGCGATGAACAACTGCGGCAGCTCTGCAAGCCGACTCTCTGCGCGAAAGCGGTCAATTCCCCAGGCTGTTTCCTCGTCATAATCTTGGCGCGCCCTGACCAGCCATTCTTGAGCTTCTTCAACATCCTTCTCCCACCTGTCTGTTGCCATGCCAAGCCGCTGCCTGTGTTGCAGGCCGTTAACCGCTTGTTGCAATTTTTTTTCCGCGTCGTGGATTGCCGATTTACTTATCCAAGGAAAGCTGAGATCAAGGGCCCGCCGGTACAGTCGCCCGTCATCTGAAAACACTAGCCAAAGGTCGCCTTCGTCCTTGATCGCATACCTCACGATGCCCCATGGCACTGCTTCTGCCCCTTCTCGCATTATTGGTAGCTGCCTGAACACCGCTAGCGTCATCTGCTTGCCGCTGACGTGCAGGGCTTGGATGGTCACTGCCATCGTGTCGATGCTGGCGGCCTTTGTTTCAACGATCATATGGCGGCCTCCTTGGGTCCGGTTGCAATGTTGGCAACGCCTACCGTCAGGGCGCCGCCCTTGATCGGCTCGCCGCGGACGATGGCGAGCTTGTCGATCTGGCCGTCGTCCGGGATCGCGCCGCCCTTCACGAGCGCGTCAAGTGTGATTTTGAGCAGATTGTCGATATCACGTTTGCGCCGGTCCGGCGGCCGGGCGTGGATGACGACTTCGAGCCGGTCCATGTCGCCAAACTCCGGGAAGTGCTCGATCTGCACCCGGCGGCGGACCATGGCGTGGTAGTCCCGCGCCTCCTTGGACAGCAGGACGCGCGGTCTGCCGTGGATCTGCACCGAGCGGTACAGCGCATTCGTGGACGGCGGCCAGGGGAGGTCGATCATGCTCAGGTCGTTCATGCGACGGCCTCCAGTTGCCACGGCGCCGGGAAACCAGCCGCCGGCCACGGCATCGCCCGCCCGGCCTTGTGCCGCACGAACTGCCCGCTCGGCGCATGGAAGTCCAAGCCGACACGCCCCTCCCAGCCGGTGTGACGCTGTTTGGCAATGTCCAGCCATGCGTCCGGCTGCTCAAGCACCTTGCGGTCTTGCTCCTCCAGCACGTCGGGCGGCAACTTCGCTAGTTCCTCCTTGGCATGGTTGCGGCTCACCAGCATCACGTTGTCGGCGAGGTCCGTAATCTGCGAGGCGCCGCGGATGTCGAACTTCGATGGCCTGCCGCCCTGTGTTTGCGCCGGCTTGCGTAGGTGCGCTACCAAGTGAACGTGTACGTCGTAATGCTTCGCCGTGTGTTGTAGGCGGTCCACGAAGGCCGTCTGGTCTGTTAGGTAGCCCTGCCCGTCTTGCGCGACCCCCGCCTTGGTCAGTGAGTCGATGACGACATGCGAGCACCGCAGCCGAGAGGCGGCAACCCGTGCCATCGTCACCAGCCGATGCGACGCCACGGTGTCGATCTCGTCGTACAGCCAGAGCCTGCCGTCCGCCCACGCGCACAGTTGCCGCCGAAAGTCTGCAGACGCCATACAACCGGCCATCTGATTCGCCATGCGCCGCAGCGTTTCCACGAGCCGCATCTCCAGGCTCGCTATCACGATGCTGTGCCCGCGCGGCAGCAGCCACGCCATGACCTGGCCAAGCAGCAGGCTCTTGCCCGAGCCGGACTCGCCGCCCCAGACGGTCAGCTCGCCAGGGCGCAGTTCCAGCAGGCCGTCGAGCGATGGCCATGGCATCCTCGCCCCCACCGCTTGCGTGTCGTCGGCCACCCCATCGGCGAGGTCAGCGGTCGACACTAGGCGCGCCAGTTCCTCGGCCGCTGCCTGCTCGGCATCCAGGCGCTCGATGTCCGTCGCGGTCAGCCTCACAGGATTACCCCCAGCATCGGGTCGTCGCGCCGCGCGGCCTTGTGCCCAGGCCCCTGCTCGTCCCTGGCCTTCCAGGTCCGCACGGCCGCCCGCCAATCCTTCATCGGCTGACCGCCCTTCAGACGCCAACCGCTGGTCGCGTAGTGGTCGCAGAACAGGTCAGCCCGGATCAGGTAGTCAATCGACTTGGCGTACTCACGCACCTCGTCGGGGGTTGGGGGCGTGAAACGCCCCTCCCTCTTAGTTCTACTGGTAGGTTCTACTGATAGGTTCTGTGTACCGTTTTCGGGACGCTTACCCGTCCCGTTTTCGGGACGCTTACCCGTCCCGTTTTCGGAACTGTTCCGATTTTGGAACTGTTCCGTTTCGGCCACCCTATGCGTTACGCCGGTCAGCCTGTAAACGACGATCTGCCCGGTTGCCCCACGGCGCTCGTCCGTCCGCTTAATTAACCCTGCTGACTCCAGGTCCGCTATCGCGTCGAACACCGTCTTACGATCAAGGCCCGTGTCGTCGGCCAGCGTCTGCTTCGATGGCCAACACAGATCATCTCCGCTCGCGCGGTCGGCCAGCGCCAACAGCACCAGCTTTTGCCCTGCCGACAGCCCGCCTCGCGTCCACGCCCAGCGCGTCGCATCAATGCTCACTGCCGCCGCCCTGCTGACAAAGAAACTCGATGTAGTCGATGGCCTCGGCCTCGGTCATCGCCGCCTTGTCCATCAACTCCAGAACCGCGCGTACCGCTCGGAGTCGCCGACGCCAGCGGCCACCCAGGCCTGCCAGACGCCGGCCGGATCAGTCGGCGCCGGTGTCGCCACTGCGATGCCGAATCAGCTCTCTGCGATGAATCGCGCGGTAGAGCGTGCGCGCCCGCCAGACGATGCGCGGCAGCGGCCAATCGCCGGCCAGCAGCTCGTCAACGAGCTTGCGGGCGTCGTCCATCTCGTCGAGGTACGCGCGTGACAGCGCGTGTTCGCGGACGCGGCTCATGCGGCGTCGTCCGGCCAGAGCAGTTGCGCGCGGTTCCATACGCCGTTGCTGTCCTGCTCGACCAGTACCGCCATGCGCTTCGATATGCCGCGCCGCCCGTGGAAGATGTGCCCAACCATGGACCTGGACACGCCAAGCCTCCGCGCGGCCTTCGTCTGCCCGCCGACGGCCATTACGTAGTTCTGGAAAGGGGTGGTTTCGTTCATGCGCTAGAGGGTACACCCTGTTCCCCGTTTCGGCAAGCGCATCCGGGGGGGGTAGACGCGGGCGGAGTCATTGTGTACCCTTTGCCGTGCTACCTTTTGTGGCACGGCGTCGCGCCCTTAAGCGACAATGACGGCATGGACTCTCCGTGGTATGTACGAGCGAGGGCCGGCTTGCTGGCCAACGGACTGCAGTTCCGTGACGTAGCCGATGCCCTTGGCGTGACACGTAGTGCCGTAGGCCACTGGCTACGGGGCACCAGGGAGCCGTCCGTGGAAGAGCTAAGAACAATCGCTGCCATGGCGGGTTTGTCGTTGTCCGAGATGGTTGGCGACGATCCGCGTTTCCTCGTTTCTGATCTCGACAAGGCGCTCTTCGACGCCGTGCGGCCGTTGCCGGACGACGAGAAGCGCGCCCTGCTCGCGCTGATAAAGGCGCGGCCAGGACCAAAGAGCCAAAATACCTAGTACCGATCTAGGTCAACTGATCGGCACAAATTTCCACTTGACGGGGTACATATCGTGTCCTATGGTGTCGCTTGTAGAGGGTACATATTGATTCCCGCGGAGGCGACAGTGGACGCGATCAGCACGCACAAGGCGGCAGTCCAGGCAGAGCTTGACGAGCTGTTGGCAGAGAAGGCCGCGCTCTATGCCGGCGACTTCGACGAGTGGAACCGGGGCGAGGATCCCGACACGCTCGAGCACGTCCTCGAGCTAGTGCAGTCCATCGCGCTGGCCCGCGTCCTGACGCGCGCCGAGCGCGAGCACCGGCTTGAGGCGCGCTGGTACGAGGTCTGGCGCGAAGTGCAGGAGGAGTACGCCGATGCCGCCGCGTGGGACCGCGAGCGCGGTTTCCGCCCCTACGCCGACCGGAGGGGCTGGTGATGAGCTTCCGAGAACTGCTGTTTTGTCCCGAGACAGTCGTCTTCATGGCGCTCGTCGCCGCCGCCTTGCTGGGGTGAGCCATGGTCAAGTTCTCGCCTTTCTGCGGCGACCGGCCGCAAACAGACGACCAGCGCCGCGACGAGTTCTACCGCCGGCTCTCGCTGCACAAGATGGACGAGCTGATGGAGCGGATCGAGGAACTGGATCAGCTCATCGGCATGGGCGAGGTGCCGCACTACCTGCGGCGGCAAGCATCGTGACACTGGTAACTGCCGCGCTGGTGTTCGGCTTCATGGCCACGATCGTCGGCGGTGCCGCGCTCCTGGCCTGGGTCTACAGACGTTTCGGAGAGTGACATGAGAACGAGCGAACAGATCAACGAGATTGCTGCCGCGCTCGCCAAGGCGCAGTCGGCGATCAAGGACGCCAGCAAGGACCGGCAGGGGTACGGCTACAAGTACGCAGATCTCGCCGCCGTGCTGCAAATCGTCCGGCCGGCGCTGACGGCGGAAGGGATCGCCGTGCTGCAGGACACCGAGACGGTCGGCGACCACATCAGCGTAGCCACGCGCCTCGTGCACAGCAGCGGCCAGTGGCTCGAGTCTGAACACCTGGCGCTGCTGATCGAGGCCAAGAAGGGCTTGTCGGCGGCGCAGTGCGCTGGGTCGGTCGTCACCTATGCGCGCCGGTACTCGCTCGCCGCGCTGGTCGGCGTCGCCCAGGAGGACGACGACGCGGCCAAGGACAAGGACAGCGCAGAAGCCGCGGAGCGGGTACAGAAGGCGCTCGACGCCGCCCTGGCCACTGGCGGTCGGGATGGCGCGCTCAACGCCTGGAAGGCCCTACCAGAGGCCGACAAGACGGCTTTCGGCAAGGCCCGACTCGACGCCTTCCGCAAGCGGCTGCCGCCGGAGCAGAAGGAGGCCGCATGAACGCCCAGTTGCAGCAGCGCACGCCAGAATGGCACGCCGCCCGCGTAGGCCGCATTACCGGCTCGCGGATCGCCGCCGTGCTTGGCCGATCTCCCTGGCAATCGCGCAGGGCCCTGCTCGCCGAGATGGTCCGCGAGACGCTCGGCGAGGACATCCGCCGCGACTCGCCCGCCATGGCATGGGGCCGTGACCACGAGGACGCCGCGCTCGCCGACTTCGAGATGACGGTGGCGGACCTCGACGACGAGATCATCCCCGGCGGCTGGTACACCCTGCCCGATGATGCCTGTCTCGGCTACTCGCCCGATGCGCACGTTCCAGGGAAGTACCTCGTTGAGATCAAGTGCCCGTTCAACCGCGCGCTTCCCGACGACGTGCCGGCGCACTACGCCGACCAAGTGCAGCTCGGGATGATGGTAATGGGCCTGCCCGAGTGCGCTCTGCACTTCTGGACGCCGGCCGAGAGCAAGACGTTTTTCGTGCGCCGCGATCCAACGTGGTGGGACGCCGTGCAGCCGCAGGTTGCCGCCTTCCTGGCCGAGTACCGCATGGCCGTGCTCACCCCGGCGCAGTACCTCACCAACGAGCGGCGCGATCCCGCATGGCTCGACGCGGCACGTCAGTACGTCTACCGCAAGAGCGTGGCCGACGAGGCCGCCGCGGCGCTCGACGAGGCCAAGAAGCAGCTCGAGGCACTGGCCTACTACGCGCCGGCCGAGGGCGGCGGCGTGCGGCTGGAGTACGTCGAGCGGGCCGGCGCTGTCGACTGGAAGAAGCTCGCCAAGACGCTGGAAATCACGCAGGAGACACAGAATGCCTACCGCGGCAAGAGCACGACCTATGCCCGCATCTCCGTCGCCGCCAACGACGAATGAGGCGACGGAGCGACTGGAGCGCTGGCTAGAACGGCTGCGCGCGGCCGGTGAGCGCAGGGCCATTGCTCGCAGCAAGCTCGTCGGCCTGGAGCACAAGCGCAAGGTCCTGCTCGCCGTGCTGAGTCGGACGTATGCGCTGGAGTTCAGCAGCGTGGCGGCACAGGAGCGCGAGGCGCGAGCGAGTGACGACTATCAGCGCATGGTCGAGGACATCGAGGCGGCCGAGCTGGAATACGGCCGCGCCGATGCGGAGTGGGAGGCGCTGCGGCTCTACAGCAGTTTGTACCAGTCAGTGAAGGCCACCGAGCGCGCTGAGATGCGCGCGTACAGCTAGGAGACAGCAATGCCATACGAACAGCGAGACAACAGCGGCAGCTTGTTCAAGAACGACAAGCGCGAGACAGAATCACACCCGAACCTGAAAGGCTCGGCCCTGATCGGCGGCACCGAGTATTGGGTGTCTGCCTGGACCAAGGTGCCCAAGACCGGCGACAAGTGGGTGAGCCTGAGCTTCACGCCGAAGGAGGCACGCGCCGCGACGCGGCCGGCGACGACGCCAGCCCTCGACGCTTGGGATGATCCGGTGCCGTTTTGATGCGCGTCACTCGCAACCAGGTTCCCGGCCGCTTGTGCGATCTGTGCAAGCAGCCGCTCGAAGTCGGCGCGCTCGGCGCGAACTACCTGCCGAGCTATGCCATCGTGCGGCGCGGCCATCCGGCGTGCGTTACCGAGTGGCGCAACCGCCAACGACTGAGGGAGAGAGCACCATGAAACCGCTGTTTCTGCTCGCTGCTGTTGCGCTGTCAGGCTGCTATGCCAGCGCCGGCGGATCGCGCGCACTGGCCGACGACCCGATGTTCTGGGGCGGACTGCATCTGCTCACGGCGCCGCGCTACCAAGCGCCGGCATTGCCGCCGCTGCGCCAGCCGGTGAACTGCTTTCGTAACGGCAACATGGTGACGTGCTACTAGGAGCGGCATCAATGGCAACGAACCAGTACGGCAAAGTGACTGACCCGCGACCTTGTCCGTTCTGCTGGGCGCTCGATGACGACATCGCGGTGTCGGAGATTCAGCCGGGCGTGTGGGCCGTGGTCTGCAACGTGTGCGGCGCGCAGGGGCCGAGCAATCACCTGGCCGAGGACGACGCAGATCCGGACCCGAACGCCTCGGCAGCGGACGCGGTTGAGGAATGGAGCCGGCGGGCATGAGTGACACAGTAGCTTGGCTACGCAGGGTGGCCGAAAGCACTGCCGGCGTGCTGTACGCCGAATCAGGCGACGACGGCGTGAAGGTGCGCGAGATGTGGCACCCCACGGACCTCCTCCCCATCGCCGACGAGATCGAGCGGCTGAGCACCGCGCTCGACAGGATCGCATGGGTGTCCCTGCACCCCTGCGTCGATAGCGAGACGGCCTACGAGATGCGGAAGATTGCGCGGGAGGCGCTGGGCGATGAGTGACATTAACAATTACGACGATCATGGCGCGGCCTTGGCGGAGAAGGACGCCGAGATCGAGCGGCTGCAGGATGTTATCGACCGGGTGGAGAAGGCATGGCTCTCCATAGAAGGTATTTCTTGGGATGGGGACGTTGGCGATGCGATGGCGCAGGCAGTGAAGGAGATCGATCGGTTGCGGAAGGCTGTGATTCATTGGCGCAAAGCTCGTCGTTCCTGCATCGAAGCTGGTGACATGATGAAAGAAGAAATAGACCGGTTGCGTGAGCGTATCACTAATGCATTAGACGCCCTGAATGACGATAACATCAGTGGCGCGACGCTCATTTTGTATGAAGGGGTAAGGAAAAATGCCTGACATCCGTGGAGCAGAATTAGCTAAGCAAGACGATACTGAATGCTTGCGCGATGAAGTCGAGAGACTACGGATCTTGCTGCACATGCAGATGTCATCCCAGAGGGATGAGATCGAGCGGCTTCGCGCAGCGGCCCGGTATGCACACGCCGCCATCAAGACCTACCACGCAATGTACCCGCATCGGGCGACCGGCGCACTGCTGGATGCGTCAGGTAGGCTATGGGAGGCGCTGGGTGATGAGTGACATAGTGGAGAGGCTGCGCGCGGCAGAGAATGCCATGCGCTGGGACGGGATCGGCGAGGCGATTGCCGAGATCGATCGGTTGCGCGAGTTGCTCGCGCGGTGCGAGCCGCATGTACACGGCAACGTTGCCGAGTGGCGGCTGTTCCTCTCGCCGGAGTACAGCGAGAGCGCCCAACAAGCCGCTGCGCGGCGGATCGCCGACGGCGAGACGGTGCTGCGAGAGATTGCGGAGGCGCTGGGCGATGTTCCTGACGCCTGACGATCTGCGCGACCTCACCGGACTGCGCCGGTCCTCGGCGCAGATTCGTTGGTTGTCCGCGCAGGGGTTGCGCTACGTCCTCGGCGCCGACGGCCGACCGCGCGTGCTGCGCGCGGAGGTTGAGGGTAGGCTACTGAGCAAGCGGCCGGTCAGGGAGCCACGGCTGCGGGTAGGGGCGCTGTGACACCCGTCAAGCTACGCCACATGCACTTTCGCCACGGCGCGTACTACTTCGTGAAGCGCGTCGGCGGCAAGGTCGTGTGGAAGCGCCTGAGCGCCGACCTGTCCGAAGCCGTGCGCCTGTGGCAGGCCATCGAAGGCGAGGCGTCGAAGCCGTTGACCCGGACGGTGGCGTCGGCCATCGACCGCTACCTGCTGCACAAGGCGCCGGACCTGGCCGAGTCCACGGTTGCCGCCTACGGCAAGCACAGGCGCAGGTTGGAAGCCGCCTTCGCCGAGTTCAGCGACGTGGCGCAGATCAAGGCCACGCACGTCTATGAGTACCTGGACGCGCGCTCGGCCAAGGCGTCCGGCCGGCAGGAGATCAAGCTCTTGAGCGCCGCGCTCGGGTACGTCCACCGGCTCGGCTGGATCACCGTCAACCCCTGCCGTGGCGTCGAGATGCCAGCGGCCAAGGACCGCCGCCGGGTGCTGTCCGACGGCGAGCTGGCCGCGCTGCGCGAGGCGGCCAATCCGCGGATGCGCTGCCTGATCGACCTGGCGCTGCTCACCGCCATGCGGCAAGGCGATCTGCTGCGGCTGCGCCTGTCGGACCTGACCGAGGACGGCATCCAGGTGGAGCACGGCAAGACCGGCGCGCGGATCTGCTACCAGTGGTCGGACGCGCTGCGTGAGGCTGTAGGCCGCGCCAAGCGGCTGCGGCGGCGGGTAGGCAGTGTCTACCTATTCGCCGACGACAGGGGTGCGCCAGTGAAGTCTGGCGCGGTGCAGACTGCGTGGATCAGGCTGTGCCGCCGGGTGGGCGTGGTGGACGCGCACTTCCACGATCTGCGCGGTACGACCTTGACGCTGGCCAAGGAGAAGTCCGGGATCGACTACGCGCAGGCGCTCGCCGGACATGCCAGTGCGACCATGACCGAAGCGTATGTGGCGCGCAGGAGCGTCACCAAAGTCAGGCCGATCCGGTGAGGCACCTCGACCTGTTCAGCGGCATCGGCGGCTTCGCGCTCGCCGCCCGGTGGATGGGTTGGGAGACGGTGGCCTTCTGCGAGATCGAGCCTTACTGCAGAAAGATTCTGGCCAAAAACTTTCCGGGAGTGCCGATACATGACGACATCCACGAACTCGACGCCAGAGGACTTCGCGTTGACCTCGTTACCGGCGGCTTCCCCTGCCAGCCGCACTCGGTCGCCGGCAGTCGCCGGGGACGCGACGATGCACGGCACCTCTGGCCGCAGTTCGCACGAATCATCGAGGAGGCACGACCCGCGTGGGTTGTCGTTGAGAACGTCCCTGGCCTGCGCACTACAGCGGCTGACGAGGTGCTCGCTGACCTGGAATCGCTTGGCTACACCTGCTGGCCGGTCGTGGTGGGTGCTGTCCATGCCGGAGCGCCGCACAGAAGGCAACGAGTGTGGATTGTTGCCAACGCCGACAGCCGGCGATTCTCGAGCGGCACGAAACAAGACCGCCGGCAGATCACC